CAATTCTTGCTGTCGTATTTGAACCAGTGGGTCTTCTTCATCGCCTTGTCCGATTGAGATAAGCAACTCTTGCGTTAGTTGGGCCAAGATTGGTGCAGAAAATTGCTCCACGATCATTTGCAATTCTTGCATAGCCATTTGAGCTTGATCGGGGGGCATTTGACCGCTCTGCATCGCTTGGTTGATTTGTTCCATCTGTTGAGTAACTTCTGGCGGCACCTGCTCTTGCGCAAGCTGGGCAGCGAGGAACTGCAGATGCTGCATCATGTGGCCGATAATCAGCCCCTGCAGTTGCGGGTTAGTTTTCACAACCTCTGTGAGAAACAATGAACGGTGCGCGTCGATGTGCGCCTGATGGTTCTGTGCCTCAAAAGCCATCGCGGGTTGACCCATCATGAACCCGTTATTCTCCAAGCCGGCGTCGATTGGCATCGGGGGTGGCGGTTCCTGCGGCGGCTGTAACAACGAATCGATGTCGTCTACGCCCAATGCCGCGTACATGCGCCTGTACGCTTCATAAATACCAGTAGGCCCATGAATTTCTGGGTTTGACTGCACCATCGTCAACAGCTCCTGAGCCATTGTGATGCGTTGACTCTGGCTGAATATGTTGGGGTCAGAAACAGGAATAATATCTACACGCCCATCAAAGTCTTGACCTTTGACTTCTTGAGGGCCGCTGCCGGTTTGATACGGGTAGACCGGCGGCAGGAAGTCCGCAAAAACCTTCGCGAGCAATTGAAACTCTATGCGCTGACTGTAGTGCAGTCGTTTGTGGATCGCAGACATGACCTTAGTGCCGCGCTCTAACAACGCGACTGTAGTGCCGACTGGCATGGCCTGATTCATATCACCAACATTCATGTCGGCAATGCTTGCGAACCGTTTGCCTGACTCAACCAGCAATCCGAGAAGGCTCATCAGAACATTGCTCGGCTCCTTGATCGGCAAGGGGATCAAGTTTTCTCTGAGTGACGCTCCCGTCGTGTCAATGTCGCGGAACTCGCCGGGTTGCAGTGGATCATCCTCATCGCGGATTCGCATGCCTCGTGCTTTGAAGCCGGCAGGTAGATTTGCCAAAGTTCCAGCGTCGATAAGCTGGCGCAAAATGCTTGTGGATGCCTTTGCCAAACCGCCAATCATGTGACTCAGACCCAACCCATAAAACCCTAAACCGGGCAAGAACTTGTATTGGACGAAATAGTTGATCTTCTGCTTGAGTGGGTCGTCCTGCAGATAGTTTCTTCTGATTGAGAGAACCTGTTGGCTTGGCTCGTCAATCGTCACAATGTAAGGCAGCTTGAGTCCGGTAGGCTCTCCATCAGCGCCAACGTCTTCGTAACCGGGTATCTCTAAAATCGTGTGAACTTCATAGACTGTGCGATCTCGATCCTCAGAGTAGCTGGGGGACTGACCTTCGATTTCGTCAATCTCTTCCTCTATCTCGTCACGCGAAACATGATATGCACCACCCCTCAACTCTATATCTGCATAAAAACCGCTAAGTTGCTGTTTGCGTATCTCATTTTTGCTCATGCTCAGAACGTGCGTAACACGCTCAGCACTAAAAAGATCAGTTGCCTCATAGGGTACAACTAAGTCTTGTGGCTCAATGAACTTGCTCATCGCCTTGCTGACTGCGGTGTCGAAATATACTTTCTTGAACGCACTACCTGCTAACGGCAAATAGAACAACAGCATGTCGAGTTCAGGGTCGTACTCCTGCATCACGTTCATGATGTAGTAATTCATAAAGTCCTGAACGCGCTCTGCTTGGGCCTCTACTTCTGCATTACGAGCACCAACGATTTCAGTTTTCACTGGTCCTTTTGCCGGCAGGAGTTCTTTGTACGCCTGAGCCTGAAACTGTGTTACCGCCTCTGCAAGAATCGGATGAATGACACCAGTGGAGCCTTGAAACGGATTTGATCGAGACTCATCGAACTTCATCCCCAGATACTTCAGACCATCAGTGAAGGTCTTTTCCCACTCAGATCGAGAATCAATGTCTGCTTTGATAGAGGCAAGCACGTCACCCGCGAGACTAGACAGTTCGCTCTTATCCAAACGGTCAACGAGGTTTTCGTTGAAATCCTCCACAGGGCTGACGCCGACAGGCGCATCTATTTCGTCATCTACAAGGATTTGCTCTTCGAGCACAAGGATCTGCGCGGCTTCGCGGATTTGATCTTCTCGACTAGGGTCGGGAATAACCTCAACCTCATTACCCATAGGAATGATGTCTGGATCGTCTGCGGTTCCCGCTTGCTGCTCTCTTCGCTCGATTGCCATCAGTAATACACCTTTCTGTCACGTCGCATCGGAGTTATCTCTTCGACATAGTCTCCGTCAAGGGCAAGGAAACCTCCTTGTCTGAACCGCATCAACGCCATGGTCGCTGAGTCACAATAGTCATCGTTATCGCCATAAGGAAAACTAGCCATCTCCTCAATGACCTCTTCAGCGAAAATCTCGTCTGGTGCCCAAACCATGCCCGACTCGAAAATCGGAGCCACGCTGTTCATGCGAGCAATCTTATCCTGACCCCGAGACGGTGTATAGGCAGTGACGGGTATGCCCATGCGACGAAGTTCTTGCGTAAGCGGCGTTCCTGAAGCCTTGGCTTCGATGAGAACACAGTCAGGCTCCCAATACTTGTATTCATCCCACGCTAATTTTTTCAATTCAGGGAAGTCTAACCGCATACGTTTTGCGTCGAGCAAGATGATTTGCTCAACGTCCATGTATTCAAAAACGGCCCACGTTGTGATTGCAGAGTAGTCCGCCGTTTCTTTCTTGCTGAACGCGGTGTCGTAGGATTGAATGACGTAGCTGTACGCAGGCACGTCTTTTTCCCATTTGTTCCACCACTCTCGCTTGACTATCGATCCTTCTTCAGCGGTCGGATTCTGCATCCACTGTGCGTTCCATTTAGAAACGGGCAGTGAGGCTTTGACGCTAAGTAATTCCTCTTTCTTCCAGAATTCAGGCCAAAGCGGAGTATCCGACTCAGGCATGATCGCTGGAAACTCAATCACATCCCATTGATCCGCGTGATCATCACCCTGCTTTTTCAGCACCTTCCCAACAAGATCCTTGGTGGACCATCGCGTCATTACGATTACGATTATCCCGCCCGGCTGCAAACGCTGTCGAGGACCGGAGGTGTACCACTCATAAACCGCGTCCATCGCTGTGGGACTGAGCGCGTCTTGCTCACTGACTGGGTCATCGATAATGAGCAGATCAGCACCTCGTCCTGTAATCGCACCGCCTACGCCAGCAGCAAAAAACTCTCCTTGCTTGTTGCTGGTCCATCGGCCAGCAGACTTGTTATCTGCCTGCAGTTTCAGGTCAGGGAAGACTTCGCTGTATTGGTCGCTATCGATCAGGTTCCTGATCTTTCGACCAAACGAGGTCGCAAGCTCAGCGGTGTGCGTCGTCTGGATAATTTTCAGATTGCCTCTAAGCCCCATCATCCAAGCAGGGAAATAGGTGCTGGCAAACTCTGATTTGGTATGTCGCGGAGGCAGGCAAACAATCAGACGCTTGAGTTTACCCTCGGCTATTTTGTTGAACTTTTCGCCGATAATCTTGTGGTGACGGCCCTCTACAAATTCAGGCCATTGACTCTTCACAAATGATATAAAATCCGCCTGACACTCTTCTTGTTTTTCAAGCTGGTCGTATTTCTTGAGCAGCGCCATCGCCTCCGACCGCTCTTGGTCGGAGAGGATGTCAAAATCTTTCAGTGCTAACTCAGACATCTTCCCAAGACTTTCCTTGGAATAGTAAAGCCTCAGCCTCTCGTCTTCTCACTAAACCGTCGAGCACCTGTCCGCCGGCTTTATTCCAACGGCGCATTTCGTGAGGAACCTCTTCAAAATCACCGCCGTTCAGGCGTTTAAGCATCGTGCTGGTACGGAGGTTTGTCGGGCCAAGATTGAACGTCCATGCCACCAGCGCATCAAACTGACTCTGTGCGAGATCCTGCTCAACCAGATCGTTGACATAGAACTCAAACTCCTCAAGATCTTTTTTCAGCATGTCTTCAGCTTCTTGAGCTGTGCAGGTATCGCCATCCGACACGTCTTTTGTGTGGCCATAACCGATGGTCGCCACGTTTGCTGAGCATCTATAAGCCTCTAGCTCACAGCCCTCGAACTTTTTGATGAGAGCTACGCCCTCTTCACTCGTTTTCTTCGGTGTCATCTTCAGTCTCCAAATTCTGATAGTAGTCAACAATCGATGAAAGCTGTCGTATATAACGGATAATATCAGCCATGTTGCTACTAAGATTCTCATAGCTCTTTGTGGTCAGTCCATAAAATGCGTTTGTCGGTGCGTTCCCTTCCGACCAGTCGTTTAGATATTCTTGCATCGTTTCTGGTGTGAGGACAGTCCATTCAACAGGCAAAGCACTTACTGCGCTCGGTTTTGGGGGATGATAAACGGGCGCTGGTTTTTCGATGGTCAACACTTCAACTGGAGCAACCTCTGGTGGTCGGTCGAGGATGCTGCAACCACTAAGAATTAGGATTGGTAATAGTTTCCAGATTTTTAAATACATCAGCAGTGCCGCGATTGATGATCTTCTCTATGAGTTTAGGTTTCCGCAAAGACAGCACATCGAGATTGTGCTTCCCGAACTTTTTTCGGATGTCATCGACCTCCCTCATCGCATTTTGGTGATCCTGCGTAAGCTGGTCTATTTTGAGCAGGACAGATTGTTGTTTTTTTCTCTGGTCCTCAATCTGCAAGTTTTGCGCTGTAATGGTCTTTTCAAGCAAAGCCTGATTTTGGATGGCTTGTTCTACTTCGGATCGGAGCTGAGATTTTTCTGCCTCAGCCTTATCATGATAAAGTTTGAACGCACCTGTCACTAAGAGCAAAGCTACACCTAAACCCGCTGACAACTGCCACATTAGGCCCACCCGCTCAGTCGTGCGTAGCAACGCCCACAAAGAGTCTTAATCTTCAAATGCACAAAATCCATAACCCCGCCTTTTTTCTTGCATCGAGCGCAGCGTAGCGTGACACGATTTTCGTCACTCATCTGCCTTTCGCCATGTACGCAGTAGCGCCAAAATATAATCCTACAATAGATGCTTGACTAAGAAATAACATGTCACTCAAAGAGGCAAGGGTGGACAAGCGCGACTCAGGAACGAGGGGCAGTAGTGGTAGTATAGAGTAAACCACCATACTGCTAAGACTAACCCAAGCCATTCGGCGTTGACTATCAGCCTTCTCCTCTTGAAGCTGGATTTGCATGAGGCCTTGATTAGTTGCCAATTCTTCATCGCTGACCGTCCCGTCCCCGTCAAGATCATACCGTGATTTGGGTTCTAATTTGTTAGGACTCATTACTCCTCCGACTTTTTGGGGTCTCTAAATAGTATCTTAGTGCCAGCATCCGCAACATTGATCTGA